TCTAACTCCATCAGGCCCAACTGCAGATGGTCCTGTTAATATTGCAGATTTTGGAGCAATAAAATCTAGATTAAATGATATATTAAGTAAACTAAATCAAACATCATAATGGCAAACGAGAATGGTGAATATGATACAAGTGCAGTTGGAGATGCGGCATCTAATACTGCAAATGCAGCAGCAGATGCAGCTAAAGCGGCATTGGAAGCAGCTGAAGCAGCGATTAAAGAAAAAATAGAAAAAGCAAAAGCGGCTGCAGAAAAACTAAAAGCATTAAAAGATAGATTAAAAAAGAAAAAGCAAGCTCCTCCTAAATTAGCTCCTGTTCCAAAATATGAACCTAAAAAATTACCAGATGTTCCAAAATTTGAACCTAAAAAAATACCTGGTATACCAAAATTTCAACCTCCAAAATTACCAACTGGATAATTTTTTAATTTTAGTAAAAAAGTAATGGTAAAATAATTATGAAACAATAATATGTCTTGGGAAACATTTAAACAAAACATTTTAAGAGTAGCAAATAATCCACAATCTATAAATGACATAGATATTGTGGCTAAAACTTATGCAACTGAATATGATGCGGCTGTTAAAAGAGGTGGAGATACTGTTAATTCGGTTCCTATAAAAAAAGGAAATCTTTCAGCAATGGAGCAAATATTCAAATCCGCTTTACAGAAAGGTTTAACATCAACTGAACCTTATGATTTAGTTGGTGAGATGGGAAAGGGTGTTATAGCATATTGGACTGGTGCAACTCTAAATGAATTTCCAATACCTATAATTCCTGCTCAAGGTGCTGCTCAAAATGTGGGTGTAGTTACAAACATTGTAATTAATCCTGGAACTTGGGCGCCTGTATCCGTCTTACCATCTGCCATTTTTCAATTAACAGCAGAAGAAAAATTAGACTACGAAAATAGATTACAGACTGAAATTTCTAAATATGAAACTGAAGTAGTTACGAGCCCGCCTGATATATTAGAAGCAAGAGAAGACACAATAAGTAAGTTTACTGGAATAATTGAAAACAATGAAAATTATAGGGTAGATATACCATTTCCTTCTCCAATTGTAACCGCTGGTTCTAATATTGTTGATATTAATGGTAATGTTATTAATAAAGTTGATGCCGCAGATGAAGATGAGGATGAAGTTGATACGAGTTTCGGTGGTATTTCTGCACCCGCTCGTCCTGCATTTAGATATGTACCTCCCCCACCAAAAGTTCAACAAGGTAGTCCAGTTTTATTACCAGGGGAATATCAGCAATATACACCATATTTACCTGCAGGTGCATCTGTAGCTGAAAAAGCAGTTGCAATTGCACTAACTGATATTAAAAATGGAGTAAAAGAAATTCCTGACTCAAGTAACACTGGTCATCCTAGACTATTACAAATACAAAGAACTGCTGCTAGGTCAGAATGGACTGAGTTTCCTTGGTGTGCTTCAGCGGTATTTACTTGGTGGTATGAAGCAGGATTTCCGTTTGTTATTGATAAAAATGATCCTACTTATCTTGTAAATCCCAAACACTGTGTTAGTTGGCAGCAATGGGCAGTAGCAACTGGAAGATGGGTAGAAAAACGAAACGGTGCAAATCCTAATTTTATTCCTAAAGCTGGAGATGCTGTTATGTATTCTACGGATAACGCAACATTCGATCATATTGGTATGGTATATGAACTAAAAGATGGTAAATTAACAAGTATTGATGGTAATTATAAAAACTCAGTATCTTATAACATAGCGTATACAAAATATATTGCAGGGTATGTGCAAATATAATAAAAATTATTTTAAATGGCAGCAATAAATCCAACCGATGTTACCGCATTAATTGTAGATGAGTTTATAAGAAATGCAACTACACACTTAACTACCGTTAGTGGGATTATTAATACATTATCTTTATATCCACCCAGTCCCACCCCTGCTCCAGGTATAATAAATTGGACAGGATATACCGTACCACCTGCAACATACACAAATGCTGAGTTAAGGGACAGAATAATCCTAAACGAAATTATAGCAAAACCAGATGATGGAAGTGTTCAGCTTGAAACTGATCCAGAAATAAATAAACAATTTAATGAAAATAAAGGTGCTAACGAAGGATACAAAGTGGATCCAGAGGCAGGTGGATTTACAGATGATGTTACAGATTTGGTTGCATCAAATATTGTAGTTCCCGCTATACTACCAGCTAGTTTAGTTTATGGAGATATCGGTAATACTACTGCAACTTCACCAAATGTTGGTACGCAAGGTGCTGTAGTAACTCAGGCTGCTTCAAACGAAGATGAGGATGAAGTTGATACAAGTTTCGGTGGTGTTGCGGCCGCCGCTCGTCCTCCATTTAGATATGTACCTCCCCCACCAAAAGTTAGCTCAACTACCTCATATTCGGATGAGGGATTGGGAGCAACAGTTCCGCTTGGTAAATTATCAGTTGTTACTGGTGGATTGAGGATTACTGTTGGGGGGAGTGTAGGTCTTACTAGAGAAGAATATCTAAAAAAATTAAATTTTGCAGATGGACTTGCAATTAGCGGTGTTGATATGAGTAGAGATTGGGCTGTAATTGCAACTCAATATATTTCTAAAAAAGAAGGCTTTGGTGAGTTCGCAAGGTGGGATGAAAATGCTTATAGACTTGGATATGGTACTAATAAAATTCTTGACAATGGAAACCTTAGAGATGTCCGACCTGATAAGGCCTATTATGAACGAACACGAGAAAAACAACCTGCTAATGGTGATAGGACAACTAGAGAAGATGCTCTTAAAGTATTAGAAATGCAGATAAGAACTACATACAAAGATAAAGTGGTTGGAACTGCAGATACTCAAATAACAGAAGCAGATTGGAATGCATTGAATGATAGGCAAAGAGCAGGTTTAGTATCTTTTGTTTACAATTGTGGAAGTTTTGGTCCTTACCCACACATTCCTGCCGCAATTAAATCTAAAAATTATATCGCAGCAGCAAATGGTATATTAAACGGACCAATATCTGGTAAGAATACGGCAACAGGTGTGATTTCGGTATATGAAGGTTTAATTAGAAGAAGAGCTGAAGAAGCTGGAATATTTGCGTATGGGTTGTAATAATTAAAAAAAACCAAAATATTTCATTCGTATATTTATATTGGTATAAACTATAAAAAAATGGATACTGATAAATTATTAAAAGCTATTCAAATTTTGGTTGAAGCTGAAGTTAAAAAACAATTACCTAAAATTGTGGCTGAAGTTGTGGGTTCAACACAAAATAAGAGAATAGTTGAAACCAAAAAAGAAACTCCAACAACCACTGTAAAGAAATCTCCATCTATTGCTAAGGCGATATTAGGAGAAACTAAAGTAAATAAGGTAACCGATGTTCAATACACTAAAAATCCGGTATTGAACCAGATACTAAATGAGACTAGAGCAAACACTTCGTATGTGGGGGGAACTGAAAGTGGTTATGAAGAATGGCCTACTATGAATGCTTCAATACCAACTCCATCAAACAGAATGGATATTAATAGTGTTCGTTCTCAAATGGCATCTAAAATGGGATATGGTGATATGAACACAGGTGGAGGTTTAGGTGTAAAAACTGGAAACGAAGCATTGGATAAAGCATTGAACAGAAATTATAGTGAGTTGGTAAAACGATTTTAATTATGGCAATAGTATTAGGTAGAAAATTGGTTAAAGACTTGGAGCAATTTAATGATACCGCTATTGGTATTACACTACCCTTGCAAATAACTAATACTGCCTTTAATCAATCATTTACTACTATAGATCAAGTTAGGACTAATATCAAATCATTACTTTTAACTAAACGAAGGGAAAGGGTAATGCAACCTTTTTTGGGTAGTGGACTAACGGAATTGTTGTTTGAGCAAAACGATGAAGAGTTAGAAGAAAGAATTGAAAATACTATCGTACAATCTTTACAAACTTGGCTACCTTATGTTGTTATAGATACTATAATAATAGAACAAAGTAATGAATTAAAAGATAGAAACTCTGTAGAAGTTTCAATTACATTTAGGGTAAATGGAAACCCAACATTAGAGACTGTTACTTTTAATGTAGAAGAATAAAAATAGATGGCAACTAACAACACAGTAAATAACAATTTTAGAAATAAAGGAAAAGATATTAAATATCTAAATACAGATTTCGCTGGATTTAGACAAAATTTAATAGAGTTTTCTAAAACATATTTTCCAAAAACTTATAATGATTTCAATGAGACATCACCTGGAATGATGTTTATGGAATTAGCATCTTATATTGGTGATGTACTTTCATACTATGTGGATGATACATTTAAAGAGTCATTGCTTCCTTTTGCGGAAGATGAACGAAGTGTTATTGCATTAGCTCAATTTTTAGGATATAAGCCAAAAGTAACTTCTCCCGCAATAACAACTTTATCATTATATCAATTAGTACCATCTATTGGAACAGGACAAAATAATGTGCCAGATCAAAGATTTTATTTGAGAATACGAGAAGGAATGCAAGTTGAGTCAACAAATAATTCAATACAGTTCACAACAACTGATATTGTTGATTTTGGAGATCCATTTGAACGAGAAATTAGTGTATATAGTAGGGATGCTACTACAGGAGAACCTGATTTTTATTTAGTAAAAAAACAAACCCAAGCAATTTCATCTACAATAGTTGAAACTACTTTTACATTTGGTTCGTATGAGCCGTTTAGAACAATTACTTTGCCTGAAACTAATGTTATCCAAATTTTGGATGTTAGGGATAGTAATGGTGCTAAATATTATGAAGTTCCGTATTTGGGACAAGAAATGGTTTTTGTAAATGAAACTAATACAATATCAAATAACACAGACCTTTATCAATTCCGAAACACTGTACCATATTTATTAAAAACTTTAAAAACCGCTAGAAGGTTCACACTTAAAGTAAATGAAGATAAAACTACAACTATCCAATTTGGGGCAGGTGATCCTTCTGCATCGGATGAGCAATTAATTCCAAATCTTAAAAATGTTGGATTAGGATTACCAAATTCTATCAGCAGATTGGAAGAGTCATTTGATCCAACTAATTTTTTAAAAACAAAAACTTATGGTACATCTCCATCAAATACAACAATTGGGGTGAGATATTTAATAGGTGGAGGTGTTCAAAGTAATATATCTCAGGGATTTTTGACTAGAATAACCGGAGTACAATTTGATGAAGATTTGTTGACATTTACTCCAAGTCAAAGAATAGTATATAATAGAGTTAAGAATTCACTGGCAGTAGATAATGAAGTTCCTGCAGTAGGTGGTAGGGGTTCGGAAACTTTGGAAGAAATCAGACAAAACGCTTTAGCTAATTTTGGTTCACAGAATAGAGCAGTGACTGCCAGAGATTATCAGGTTAGAGCGTTATCTCTTCCTGCAAAATATGGTGGGATTGCGAAAGCGTATGCAAGTGCGGATGGTACATTGGATAATAACTCACCATCTTCGATCCTTGCATCTCCAAATGCTTTACAGCAATTTACTGATATTGTAATGGATTTTGTGGAAAGGGCTGATAATGCAGAACCAACTGAAGGTGAAGTAAAAGAGCAGATTAAAAATTTTCTAATAGGAAAAATTGATAATGTAAATGAAACTAACAACCCATTTGCAATTAATTTATATCTTTTGGGGTATAACCAAAATGGAAACTTAACACCTATTAATCAAGCAATAAAACAAAATCTAAAAACATACCTAAATGAATACCGAATGTTAACTGATGGTATAAATATTTTAGATGGATTTATTGTTAACATAGGAGTTGAGTTTGAAATAATTACATTAGAAGGATATAATAAAAGTGAAGTAGTAACCGCTTGTATAAATGAAATTAGAAATTTTTTCCAAATTGATAATTGGTCATTTAATCAAACCATTAATCTTAATGAATTAGAATTAGTTATAGCAAATGTGGAGGGTGTATCATCAGTTCCCAAATTACATATATCAAATAAATGTAAAGGACAGTATTCTATAAATTCATATAATATTGGCGCTGCTACAAAAGATAAGATTATTTATCCATCTTTAGACCCTTGTGTTTTTGAAATTAAGTTTCCGAATTCGGACATTAAAGGAAGAGCAAGATAATGGCATATTATTTTATAACAGCATCAAAAGATGCGAGTATATATTTACAACAACCTGATCAAAATACAGGTTTGGATGAGATATTGGATATTAGTAAAGTTTATTTTGGAAACATAAAGGATATTTCTAGAGCATTAATTAAATTTGATTTAGATACATTAGCACAATCAATATCTAATGGAGATGTTGTTATTGATAGTGTTAAACTCTTACTAAGAGAAACTGAGAGTCAAGAAATACCATTAAGATATACAATTCTAGCGCATCCAATATCTGGAAGTTGGGAAATGGGTAATGGTACTCGATTTGACAAAATATCTACAACTGGTGTAACTTGGAAATATAGAGAAGGTGACTCAAACATTGATTGGTTACCAAACGGATTGGCAAGTGGTAGTGATAGTAATCCTAACGATGGTACTGGTGGAACGTGGTATACTGCATCAGCAGCATCTCAATCATTTAATTATCAGAGTGCTGATTTGAATATTGATGTTAAAGACATAGTTGAACTTTGGTTGAGTGGTAGTTTACCTAATGAAGGATTTATTCTTAAACATACCAATCAGTATGAAAACGATACCAACGATTACGGAATACTAAAGTTTTTTGGAAAAGAAACTAATACAATATATCAACCTAAATTAGTAATAGGATGGGATGACCAAATTTTTAATACTGGCTCATTACAACCTGTAGATTTAGGAGATGGAGAAGTTGTAATTAGAGTAAAACCACTTACCAAAGAATATAAATTAAATACAACTAAAATAATTAGATTAGTTGGTAGAGAGAAGTATCCATTAAAAACTTTCGCAAATGCGTTTGCAACTGATGTTGTTAAGTATTTACCTTCTACAACTTATTATCAAATAAAAGATTATCAATCAAACGATGTGATTATACCTTTTAGTGAATACTCAAAAGTAAGTTGTGATACTAAAGGAAACTACATAAAATTTGATTTTACAAATTGGCAACCAAATAGGGTTTACAAAATAGAATTTAAGGTTGAAAGTGATAGTGATACTATTCACTTTGATGATAAAATTACGTTTAAAATTGTTGAAAACTAATAGTAATGAGAAACAATGGATTAAGAAATGAAAGTTTTGTTGATAGGCTTACTATAAGTGGATCTACCGCCATACGAACAAAAAATGATTTCGGCGTACACATATTTTCAGGTTCAGTTTCGGATGATGGTGTAATTGGTTCAAAGTTAGTAAAACCAAAATACAATTCAGATGAGATTGAAAAATCCATAGATACCACTATTATTGAACTTATACCAGTAACACCACCTGAATTACCTGATACTGTATTACGGAGTATATATAATATAGCTTTAGCTGAAATAGATGATTTAACTCAAGAGGTGGCTACATTAAACGGTGTTATATTAAGTTTACAATCAAATATTACCGAATTAGAAATTGTAACTCAATCTTTGAGAATTGAAATAGATGCAAATGATATAACTGTTGCTACTCTTCAAAATCAAAACGAACAATTATCGTTGAGAATTCAGAGTAGTATTACGGATTTGCAAAATTCAATTCAAAGAGCAACTTCAGAAGCAATTCAAAGAGTATCACTTACCGCAAGAAACGAAGCATTAATTCAGGAAGCAAATGGATTGCGAGAAGAACTTGAAGCAACACGAGAACGATTAGAGACTACCATTAAAGATCTTCAAAAAGAAGCTTCCGTTGCAGCTCAATTAGCGGATGGTGCATTTGGTGGTGGTGACTTAACCGCAAATCCAACTCCTATAAGTGATAGTTCTATATCAGCAATAGCATGGAGAGGTAGACCTCAAGGTGATTATAGAGATGGTAGATTTATAAATGGAAGTAGTTTAAGTATATTCAACCCAACAGATAAAGATGTAACGGTTGAATTTAAGCAAGTTGGAATTGATTTTCTTCAAACTTTATCTTCTGTAACTGTAAGAGCTAAGGGATTTGCAAATGTTAATCTTAAAGTTGATGTAACTAAAGTTGATAAATATAAAAGAGGAAGTGACTCTCTAAATGTAGGTGAATTATCAATTAGTTCACCAACTACCACATTCCCAATACCTATGGAATTACAAATACAAAGAGGTGCTAATTACAGAAGACCTTCTTAATAAAATTATTTTAAAATGGCAATACAGAATATTAAAGAAATAATTAATAACAGAGGATATGTAATAAATCCAGATGATAGAAAAATCTTTGAAGAAGGAGATTTGCAATCATTTTTTGGATTTAGTGAAAATGATGCCATTGAGTTTATAGTATATGATGTTAATAATAATCAATTACCACAATTAGATGGTAATGTGGTTAGATATATAAAATTAACAAATGAAAATATAAATGATTATTTTCTAGTACCAAATGGAACTACATTTCAAAGATATCAATTACCTAAAGAATATTTTATTGATATAGAACGATTAATGAGTGAAGCTGGTTATACTAATGGAATTTTTAAAACTCAAGTAACATTAATTAATAAAAGAGCTGGTAGTGAAAAACAATATGATAAATTGTGGATACAAGAAATATCACCATCTAGAACGGAAGTTAGATTGTTTCCATTAAAAGAAGGTGTGGATTTAAGTCCTGAATTGAAAACAAGATTTGATGCTTTTGTAAATGATAGAGAATTTAGAGAAGATACTATTGCGTATTTATTTGAGTTTATTGAAAATATAAAACCAATTGAAATATCTACATTTTTAAAATCTAAGTATTCAACATTTTGGTTAGATAACTTAGTTAATGAATTTAAAATAGCAAGTTTTGAATTGTTTGTAAATACAATATACGAAAAGTTTGTTCAATCATGTTTATATGAATTTACAAATAGAGTATCTGATTTAACAAACTTAAATTACGGTAAACCAAAATCTACAAAACCACCAATTACTTTATCTAAAGAATTGGTACTTTCTATTTGTAACAAAATTTTGGTAGAAACAATTAATTATTATTTACCAAGACAAGATAATAGAAATCAAACAAATACTATAGCAGACTTTTCACCATCCGTTGATGAAGTTGGTGAAATTTTACAAAGTAAAACAAGCGATACTGTATATAACGCAAAGGTGGTTGAAATTAAATTTGCGGAAATAACATATCCAGATATAACAGAAAAACAAGCTGCATTAGATGCCTCTATAAATAAGGAAACGAATAACTCAAACACCACCGTTGTAACCGCGGATGATGAAGCTAAATACACACCAACTGATCCACCTACTGAAACTAGTACAACTGGTGGCGGTGGATCTAGTGGTCCTACTACCGCAACTGGACAAGGGGTTTTCGAAGATACTAGAGGACAGACTGGTCAATTTAATTATGGCTTAGCTAATGGACCAAACCCAAAAGTTGGAATAGAATAATAAATTTAATTAATATCAATGACAGATACTCAATACATATTTAATTTAAAATCAGGTACATCTGATGGTGAGATATTATTTAACGGTGAGTCCAAAGGATATTCTCCTAAAACTATACTTTTGACTTTAAAAGAAGTACAAGATAACTATGGTGGAAAAGTAAATGTAACATTTAGAAAAACAAATTATATTTCAACTACACGATACGAATTAACTCTTGACAGAAATCCTGCGTATGATAGTTTTATTTTATCTCAACAACTAGCTCAACAACTAGCACGGCAACAATTTCAACAGAGTGGTGATGGGTTTGATCCTACTGCTGATAATACTGAAGTTTATTCAAATATCCCTCCATTTGTATTGAAGGTAAATAAATATGAAAATAATGATTTGCAAGAATTTAATCAGGATTTTAACACCAACCGTATTGATTTAGATTTTAACTTAAACGTAGAACAATCTCAACCAGGAGCTACAAGTGGTAATGGCGGTGATGATGCTGAAGTAGTAGGTTTTAGAGTAGCTGTAAATGGATTATTATCTTCCGCTAAATTTATTATCAACAAAACCGAACAAATAGTAATTGACAAAAACGCAGCAGTATATAATTTTAATGTAGGTGATGCTATAGAAATTGTATCTTCGGATATTACTAGATTTAGGATAACTAAAATTACCGCTAACGGAATTGGTATAAATTCTTCTCAAGAAGTTGAAAATGATTTACAAAGCTTAAGATTTTCAGTTGCAGTAACTATACCATTATCAATAACAATTGAAACCGTTGAAGTTTTTGCAATTTTACAAACACTACCTTTCGTAAGTTTATTAAATACAGATGAAAAGAGATTATACAATGTAAACAGCAAATCGGATTATCCAGTAGGTATAATAAAAAATGGTGTAGTAACTAGATTACGAGTTGTTGTTGGAGATAAAATTATAACATATAGTGATATTCCTGCAGTTGAAACGGAATTTGTAGTTATAATACCTGAAAAACATTTAAGATCAATCGGAGCGTATAATATACAAATTATCCCTGCTAATGATCTAGGTGATGGACCTCCTCTTAATTTTACTTTAAATGCAGTCAATGAGGTATGGGTTGGTGTTCCTGATATAAAAAACATAAGATTTCCATCTAGGATAGAAGGACCTGACTATGTTGGATATGATGTAGATTTCGAAATTGGATATGAGAGCGTTAACACCGACTGGGTTAAGATAGCTCCCGCCACTTCACTTGTTGATGGGCAAAGTCCTCTATTTGTAAAAGGACCGGCTACTGGAAAAATTACACTAAATGTTAAAAAGTTATTAGAATTATCAGCAGGAGGATACTCCGAAAATGAAACTGAAATTGGTATAACTCTTAACTTAATTCCGTATAATGAAAGTGGAATAGAAGTTGTTACTGGTAAAACAGAAACTTTACAAATTGTATTTTCTAAAAGTTCACTTACAATACCTAGAAATATTGCGGTAAATAGAATTGCTGAAGGGTTTGTATCTCAATTTGATGCTAAGATATTAGAAACTGAGTCATCTAAATATTTAACTCATGCACTTCATTTAGGAGGTGGTAATAATAAAGTAATAACAACTTGGACAGGTAGTGAAGGTTCATTGATATTAAAACTATATGAACCACTTCCAACATCAGTTCAACCAAATCAGCAAGTTTGGATATCAAAATATCAATCTAATCCAATAATAGAAACAATAACAATTAGTGGATTAGAAACTGAATTCTGTTCTCCATTAAAAGGGCCTAACTTCGCATTGGAGCCTGATAATGGTATTGGCTATAATATATACGATGAGTTAATTGCAAGTGGAAGTGAAACTTCGAACGATTTAGTTTTAAAATATTTAAAATCTTTAACTATAGATACTAGTAAGTTAAATATAGATTATACATCTGTAGATAACTACTTATTTGAAAATTTTGTAAACTTTGGATCAGCAGAAGAGCGGATAAATAATTTTTTCTATAAAATAAAATTTTATGTTAAATTCAATATTAAACTAGTCTAATATATACGAGCATAATTATTGTATCTAATAATTTTAAACACCAAAATATAGATCTTATAATAATTTATTCAGTGAGAGTAAGAATAAATTAAAAATATAATTAAATGCATTAGAAAAAAATAATTCTTTAAAATATTTAGTCCCCTCTTAATAAACAAATATTTTCAAAGTTTTTGTAATTATTTTAT